CATGTCGCCATTGCCATCAGGTAGCCGCCACGGGTCGCGATGGCAGATAGCGGGAACTTTGTCGCCGCGCCTGCAATCGCATCTACCGCCAGATACCATGCGTTCATGGTGTCTTTTTCGACAAACCACACGCGGTTTTTGAACAGGTTCACATGAATCAGATTGGCCTGCGTCACCCCCGTGATTGCAGTGGTTGACCATGTAGCGCCGTTGTAGAGCCTTGGCGTGTCTTCTCCGTTGACAGCGATCAGCCAGTTACCCGCGGTGTTGGATATGTTGGTGTACTGCCATTTCGCATTGGTCAGGCCCGTGACCACCGGAGCGCCGACAGCGCCTTGCGTGGTCACATCGTAGATTTCCGTCCCAGCCGCCGCGAACAGTTCGTCAGTCGTGGTTGATTGGTAGGCAATCAGCGTCTGAACCTGGGTGGGAATGCCCGTAGCCCATTCGGTAAATCCCTTGCGCAGCATCACGTCCGAAGTCGTCGGCCACACGTTCTCCATGATGACCGCATCCAGTTCGGGCATGGCTGCGACTGCATCGCGTGCGTTCCAGCCACCTACCGGAGCGGCCAGCGATGCGTGCAGGGATTTTGCTTTTTGCGGGCGCATCAGTGCGGAATCGGTGAGATGGTGTCGGGGATGTTGCTCCAGTTGAGCAGGTAGCCAACACCTTGCGGACCCATCGACAGGGTTCCCGAGCCTTGGTCGTTGGCAAAGGCAATGCTCAATTGGGTTTCGTAGTCGCGCATCAATGCGGTCGTGTCAAAGTTCTTCGCTTCAAAGAACTTCTTTTTCAGGCCCAGCACCATCAGGCGATCAGGGAAAACGCATGTATCTGTGTCCACGGTGAACATGGACTTATTTGGGGTGAAAACGCCTGTTGCCTGCACCCAATTGCGGGAGATGTACTCCATGCCCAGCAGATCAGCCTGGGTCTGTACGGGCCAGATTTGGAAGTAGCCACCCAGCAGCCGCCAGTTGATAACAGGGCCGGTCGCAATCCATCCAGAGATTAGGTACTCCCACTGCTGGGCAGTCAGCGGGCCGATGATGGCCCAATGCTTCGTTACGTCCCAATTCGTTGCGTCAACCGGGCGGTCAAAGTCTGACGGCAGCGTGTATTTCACTTTGCCGAAGTTCAGTGTTACGCCTGTTCCCGTGGCCGTACAAGGCTGGTCAAGCGTTACCTGAGTGGCGGAATCGACCGACAGGATGTTGACGTTGGTATTGATGCCTTCGCCAACAACCTGCCATGTCGTATCGAGCCCGGTCGTGCTGGGAATGTTCGTGATGACCGCAGAGCCGTTTGTCGTGTTGCCCGTGGTTGCCAGAACTTCAGCGTTGAAGCGATATTGCACCGTCGAATGCTGCCAAACGAATTGGCGCTGAATCTCGTTACCCACGGCGTTGAGCAGGGCTAGCTGCTGTACCGTGTCCTGATTCGTATTGCCTGCCACAAAAGTAGGAACTTGCAAGCCCATTTCCCCCGTGGCCTGCTGAATCAGTTGCAGCATTGTGGTGCTTGACATTTAGGCTTCCTCGGTTACTCGCGGCTTGCGGCCCGGCTTGGCGCGCTCAGGTTGCAGTGCAGCCATCTGCTCACGCAACTCCTGCAAGGCGCGCTCCGTGGCCTCTGCGCGGGCTTCGGCGGCTGCTGCGCGCTCGGCGTCGGCATTGGCTTGGGCTTCGTTGTGGGCGCTGGACAGATAACGCTGCGCACGCTCACGGAAGGCGAACGGCTGCATTCCGGCAATCATCCCGATGGATTGAAGCTGCGAGTCAGAAGCCGATGCGATGCTGTCCACAGAGCGGAAGCCCAGCGCGCGCAGTTGTTCGGCTTGTGCGCGGTTGATAAGCGCCCATTCGCTGATAGGCGTGCCAATGACGGCTTCCGTTTCAGCTTTCTTGTTGTTCATGAAGTGCGCCCACTGACGCGGGAAACGCTGCTTGTGCGTGTCGTTCACAAACGTGTCGATGTCGTTGTTTTTGTCACCCGGCAGATGGATGTGAACAAAATCCGCTTCATAGAAGATCGGGCGTCCCTGCTTTTGGGTTTCAAACTTGTTCGGCAGCGTCTTCACGTAGAAGCGCACATGCAGCCGGTCGTCCGGGTTGTGTGCGCCTACAAAGTGCGGGTTGTTGTCGTCAGATGCAATCATGTGTTTCCTCAAGTGGTTGAGCTTTGTTATTGGTTCGGATGAGCCAATAAAAAAGCCCCCGTGCGGGGCTATAATCAACAATGGATAAAAAACTTAGAGACGCTTATTTCGCTGGGATCATCGATGGAGAGGGCCATATAGGATTCTCTTCCAGCGGCTACAGAAAAGTGCCGATGGTTCAAGTAAAAATGACTTGCCAAAAAACAATCGAAGCACTTAAAGATCACTTCGGCTGCGGATATATCTACGCCGAAAAACCGCACAAAACTCACCACAAGCCGCAATGGAAGTGGCGAGCATCCTGCGCATCTAGCGTAAAAGTACTTACCGTTGTCTTACCTTATCTAATAACTAAACGAGAAAATGCAGACGAAATAATGAACAGCCCTCCTACCCCAAGAGGTAGTCGGCTGTTCATTTCTCGAGGCGTCGTTTCTGATTAGACCACTTGACCCTGATGGAACGGCCATGCAATCTGGATGATTGCCAGACCCGTGGAGGGCGTGCCGGTTGTGGTCGAGAACTTGGCGTTCAGAATCTGCTCGCCGTTCACTTGCGCGTCGTCAACAGAACCAGCCGTAGCGGCCAGCATGAAGACTTCCGCACCAACCACTGCGGCGTTGGGAGCCTTGACAGCAGCCGCGCCAACCACCTGATACCAGCCATAACGGTTGGCAGTGTTGGCCGACATGGCGACTGCCACGTTGCCAATACCACCCGTAGCCGGGGCCAATGCGGTAGTGCCCAAGGTCTGGTCGTAGTCCACCAGAGAGCCGATGGCCGTAGAGCCAATGCCTTTCAGGTAGATGAACGTGCCGAGACCATAGGTCGGGTCCACCGCAGTGACTTGGTAGCCCAGGGGGTGGTTTTGCACCGTGTCAGTAACGGCGATGGGCTGGAAACCAGCCAGCGAGTTTTGAATGGTGTATGCCATGTTGTTTGCTCCTTAAGCGATCAGAACGCCCTGGAACTGAGAGCCCGAGCAGGTCAGGTTCCCGGCCCAGCCGTACAGCTTCACGATTGCGTCCTGGTTGACGGCTTGACGCTCACCACCAATCGGCACAAAGTTGCGCTCAGAGTGCGGGCGGAAGTAGATGTACTTCGTGTTCAGTGCCCACATATGGTTTGCAGTAGCCGCGCCGCCAATACCGCCGTCCAGCACCACGTCAGCGCTCATACCGCCGCCGTAGAACTTGAGAGAGGCGAAACCAGCGCCAGCATCACCCGAGCCGTCCGAGGTAACCCGTTGGATGGCTTGCAGGGCGTTGACGTAGAACCCGTAATAGTTGTTGTCAGCAACCCACAGGTCCGGCTTGTCATTGCCGCGAACCAGCGACAGGCCGAGAGCCGTCATGTACTGGATGATGTTGGACGACGACACAGCAGCGCCGCCATCGGTCGCACCCGAGTACACGCCAGACTCCCAAAACGCCCAAGCGGTACGCAGAATGCCGCCGTAGGTGTTCGTGGGGGAGTCAGGAACAGCAGCGCCAAGACCGGTGATGTTCTTGCCGCCGTTGCCGGTGCCGTCCAAGTAGATGTCCGAGCCGATGCGGTTCAGAAGGCGAGCCTCCGATACCTGCATGCGACCGTCGATCAGGTCGATGATGCGCTCTTTGCTGTTGTTTTGCAGCATTTCGAGGCCGCTCATCGTCACAGCATCGGCGTACTGCTTGATGTCGAACTGCGCCGCGCTGATCGGGCTGTCCGGGGAGATGTTAATCACCTCGTAGCCAGAATAGCTGTTGGCGTTGTTCGTGTTCGGGTCGTTGTACATGATTTCTTCCAAAATCACGTTACCGCCCGAGAAGGGACGCACGTTGCCGCGCGCCTTGAGTTTGCGCAGAAGCGCGTTGTTGTTGGTCAGGTTGTCTGCCAACACGCCATTACGGTGTTGAATCGTAGTGGCGATGATGTCCGAAATATCGGCGTTTGCGAATGCCATGATGGCTCCTTAAGTCAAGTTAAACCCTACCGGCGATGCTGTCGAATGCTTCCGACAACGCTGCGCGGCGATCTGTTGTCGCGGGTGCGCTTGCCTTTCCACTAGGTGTGGAACTGCGCGGGCTCACCGCTGCGGCTTTGGCCTTTGCCACGACTTGACTGTTTGCTTTAGCAGCTTCTGCGGCCTGAGATTGGCGCGCTTGTTCTGCCGTCCACACTTCGTCATCCATACGGATTGCCTTGGCATAGGCCGTTTTCAGGTCGGGGGCCAAACCTGACTCAAGTAGTTGAGCCATCGTCGGTCGAACCTTTTCAAAATGCGGGTACTTCTCCGCATCGTTTGCAATCTCAGCAATCGCTTGGGATACGCGCTGCTGCTCTTGCTGCTCACGCCAGCCGTCAACCGTTTGGACGCGGTTTGACAGTTGGTTGATCTGCTCCATCAGACTCAAGTAATGCGGGTCTGGCTGTTGTCCTTGTGCGTTTTGCATCTGACCGAAGCCAGTCAGGGGCACGTTGTAGTCCTGCGCCAGCTTCATGAAGGCTTGCAGCTTCTGCTGCTCGTTGCCATTCACTAGCTGCGCATGGGCATTGCCCAAAGCTGCAATCCACTTGTCCGGCGTGACGTTGTGCTGTTGCAGCATCGGCATAAACGGCTCAATGGCTCGTTCTACCGACTCAAGCCGCCCAGCACGGTCCTTGTGCATGCTGATGCCGGTCGCGTACTCGCTCTCGCGCTGGTAGTTGTATTGCGCAAGGCGTCTAGCCTCATCAGCCGACAGCGGAAGACCCTGCTCCAGCTTTTCATGCAGAGGGATGTAATCCTTCTTCCATGTGGTCAGCTTGGGAGCTACGGGCGCGGGGGCTTGCTCTGTCGGGGCCGGTGCGGGCGGCGGCTCTGCTGCCTTTTCCTGCTTGGCAAAGCGTCCAGCCTCATCACGGGCGCGCTGCTCGGCTCTCTCTGTCTCAGACTGCCCAAACGCTTGTTCCAGCAGTTCGCGGCGGTCTGTGGTGGGTTGTTGTGTTTCGACTTCTGCGGGCAAAGTGGTTTGCTCGATGGTCATCTGTTTTCCTTAAGCGGAGACGGTTACAAACCACTGCGTGGCCGACTGGCATAGATATGTGGCAGTCTTGTAGGTCAGCAGGGAGTGCGCAGCATCAGCCGTGCCCAAGCCAGTGCCCACGACCGTGATAGCCGCGCCAGACGGAGGCCACACCTTGCAGGTAGAGCCGGAGTTGTTGAACAGCGTGCAGCTTTCGCCAGGGAAAGACGCCGGGAGGCGCACGCCCTTGGTGCCGTCCGCAGCGGTCACGATGGTGATGCTTGATTTCACGAGTGCCGCATCGGTCTGCGTCGATCCGGTAGCAGCCAGCGAAGCGCCTGCGCCGTTCATTGCCTTGGCTTGACCCGCAGAGGTGCCGCCGCCCATTTGCTCTTTGATGAATGCCATTTAAAGACCTCTTTGGTGAAACGCCCTGATTAACTGATCCTTCAAACCGGGCGGGGGGCTTGGAGGCTTGACCCTGCTTAACAGAGCCTTGGTTTCGTTGCCCACTTCAATCACGCCATGCTGGCGAAGGTGGGCGCGATGCTGTGACCGTGACGTAATGCGCGTGCCATCGACCATCGACGTGTATTCGCCAATGTCGGGCATCACCATCGGGGCGTTGATCTCATCGCGTCGGACGTATTCATCTTTGGGGATAAGTTCAAACGTAACGGGGTCTTGCACGTAAGTCTTTCTCATTGCTCTGCCGCCTTGTCTGCTGCGCTGATTTGAGCGGTCTGGAGTGTCGTTTGCTGGCCCAGTTCAGCTACTTGCAGGGTCGTTTGATCTTTCAGTTTCTGCATCAGCAGCTCAAACCTACGATCTGCATCTGCCTGCATCGCCTCAAACCTGCGTTGTGCTTCGTCAGCTTGGGCCTGTAGTGCAGCTTCAAACTGTACGCGCTGCGCTTCACGCTCGGCAATGCGATCTTCCTTCTGTTGCTCAGCGGCCATGCGCTGCTGTTCAAGCGCTGCCTCTTGCTGCATCTCGCGCTCGCGCTGCTGACTTTCCATCTGCATCTTCTGCGCTTCGGGGTCAGCCTTGGGCTGCGCAGCCTTCTGCTTCATCTGCTCGGCAAACTGATCTAGCGCCCCTTCGATGCTCTTGCCTACCTTGAAGCGGGCAAAGGCGAACTTGAGCATCTCAATCAGGAACGGCGCAGACTCAGGCGGCGCATTGGCCGCATCGCTGATGAACTTGCCGACAGCCCCGACAAGCTCCGTAGCGGCCTGTTTCTCGGCGTCCTCGTCGATCTGCACTAGCGAATCAGCGGATACCTCAATGCGGAACTCGCTCAGACGCTCATCCTTGAGCAATGCAATGGCGGGCTCGATGTACTCTTTGTCAGCTTGGTTCAGTTGATCCACACACGCCATCTGAGCGATAGACTGCGGCTGGAAGAATCGGCATATGATCTGCGCCTTGAGTTGCAGGATTTCAGCCGCGTACTGCGCAACCTCGTTTTGCATGGAGCGCAGGCGCAGGGATGCATACTGACCCTTGATGCGCTGTGCCGTCGCCGTCTCGCCCGCTTCTCCTTGACCGCGCACGATGTCAGCAATGCCGGTGATTTCATACACCTGCTGTTTTTGCTGTTCCATCGCCTGATAGCTGTTAATCAGGGCGTCATAGATGGGCTTCAGGTCAACAAGGTTGATAGCGCCTTGAAGGCCGTTCTTCTCCGCGAAGTTGGCCCAGCTTTTCACCGGGATGAGTTGCGTGTTCTTCGATTCCGTGAACAGTCGGGCAAGCTCAGGGATTGCCGCGTCATAGCAGCCCTGCACCTTCAACGCTTCCACGAATCCATTGATTCGCGCTGCCAGCATGTCCAGCGTGTTCGCCTGATCCTGGTACAGAATGAAGTCAGGCACCGGCACCAGCGTATCGGTGGTCAGCGTCGCATACAGCGGCTTCGGGCACGGGAAGAAGTTCTCAAGCTCCAGCGGGTCGTCGCGTTCATCCAGCGTTTCCGGCATGGATTTGGACATCCAAATCGCTTTGCCCGTTTTCTTGTCCCAAATCTCATAAATGCAGGCTTCGTACTGGCCTTCACCTTGAATGCCGCCCTGCTTTTTCTGTTCTTCCGGCTTGGTATCGAGCGGGATTTTCTTGCCCAAGTCCTCGCCAAAGCGCTCAATCAGCGCCTCACGGTCCATGTACACACAGCGCCAGACTGCGGTTACTTCTTCCCACGTGCGGGCCAAGGTGTGGCCAAAGTCTTTCCAGTGAACGTAATCAGCCGGGGCGCACTCGTACTCCAAGCTTTCGATTTCCTGCACTTCAGGAGCGCCCAAAGCGTCCGCATCTTCCGTGACCTGTACGCCGTCCTCAGGTACACCGGGCTCACGCGAGATATGCGGCTCATAGCGCACCCACGACACACCACGACCACCTAGAAAGCGGTCTTGCACGCTGTTCTTCATGGCGCTTCGGTAGTCCGGGTAGTGCTCTACCTCAAACTCAAGCGCACGCTCCAGAATCAGCGCGGCAACACGGCCAACCGGGTCGTTATCGCGGAATCGGCGGCTTACGTCAGGCTTGGGCAGCCGAGCGAACACAGCGGGCACCATCGTCTGGACGTTGGCCCACAGGATGTTGAACTTGGCCTTCGCGTTTGAGCGCGTGACAAGCTCCTGCTCATCCCGATACCGCTTCTCGATCTTTTCAGCGCGCGCAATCCACTTCTTGAAAGTGTTTTCGTACTGCGCGATCTGCTGAGTCCAGTAAGTGACAGACACTTAGCAGCCCTCGCTCACCGCAACCCACAAAGTAGCCGTCTGGCCGGTTGCGCAGATTGCGCTTATGTACTGCGCAACTGCGGGGATGCCGTGCGTCTTTTCAACACCACCCAGCACAGGCGTGCATGTGGCCGCAGCCGT